GGAACCCCCGGTCGGGGGTCCTCTCTACTTGGCTTTTTGTGTCGTTCGTCCAAAAGACGTTCTACACGGTTTGCCTGTCTATTGAGTAAGGTTTTAATTAACCGATCCTCTTTAGACGATGGTAGATGGATGGGAATAAAGGATTCTTTCACAGAAATTCTACCCATGAAGGTAATTTTTCTTGGGAGTGTGAAGGATGCCGATATCTTCTGTCCTCTCTTTTTGCGCTTAATCGCGCGAGTGAATCTTTCAAAGGAAACTAGCATGAGCGACTTGTTGCGACATCGTCAGAGAGGTGGGTTTCTACCCACCCCCGAGGTTGTACGTTCCGAAACAAGAGGTGGTACTTGCGCCCATATTAATTGGGTGGAGTACGCTTCTGTACCGGAGTGCACTGTCCTCGGCGTCGTTCAGACGTTTGATGATGTTGTGACTAAGGGCTTCAAGGTCCGTCAGGCTCGAGGTGAAATTATCTCGAATCCGATGGCTTCGTCGTTGCACTCTGTCACCATGCTTCCTGGTTTTGGCTACCGCATTAGGCAGCTCCCGGGTTACAATTGTTCCGGGATTCAAGATTATTTTGAGTCTCGTGCTATTGGACCTTGGTTTACCGCCCTAATGGTCGCTTTGCATAACGCAAATGACAAAACCAAACCTTTCAATGCTTCTCCTATAGTGTCGCAGGATGACATCGTAGGGTTGCAAAAGGAGGTATCCACGAAGTGCCAAGCTGAACGCGGCAATTCCAAGAACAATTTGTTCGAGAGCATTGCCGAATACAGACAGACACTTTCCATGCTTAAGTCGCCTCTGAAGAGCGTTCATAGATGGCTGAACCAGACTGAGAAATCGATAGCTAAGAAAAAGCTAAAGCTTTCTAAGAATCCTGTTTCGGCTCTCGAAAGAGCCTCACAAGTGAGTGCAGCGTGGCTTACATATCGCTACGGGGTTCGACCCCTTATAAAGGATATGGAAGGTATTATTGAAGGCTTTAAGGAGAAAATCGGTCGCATGCGGATTACATCTCGTTCCCGAGGAGAAATTCTTAGGAATGAGGTGTTAACACCGACCTGGACTGGCGCGATTTTCACGCTTAAGTACGGAATACAAAAGACCGAACTTATTCGTGTCCGCGCTTCGTCCTTGGATGAGTATGTTGTCGATCGATCCGAAAGGATCGGCTTCGCTTCAAAGGGATTAATTGTTGTTCCCTGGGAACTTGTTCCCTACTCATTTGTTGCTGATTGGTTCGTGAACCTTGGTGATTTTATCAAGGCCATGATCCCTCTCCCCTCACTCGAACAGTTAGGGTCTAGTCTAACGACCGAAACCATCACTCAAACTACTTATACGCCTTTACATACGGCGGCGGTAGCTGGGTGGGAGGTTGTCACTCCAACTAGTGGCTTATTAGTTGCCACTCGAAAGAGTAAGACCCGCGGTTTATTACTCGCGCCCTCGATTGTTCTGAAGAGCGATTTTCGCTTTGATGACTCGATCAGGGTTTTTGATGCTGTGTCCTTAATCGTACAGCGGATGAACCGTATCTTTCTTCCACGTTAAGTGGAAGTTTAGACTTATTACCATCCGGTGATAAGTAACGAGAGATATCTCTCATCCTCCTTTAACGGGGGACTCTATAGGGAATTTTCCCAATGACGTTACCAGTGTCTGGCATGACCTATACCGCTGATTCCTTTCAAAAGGATCAGGTCGCCTACCACGGAGTGTTGAATACGACCTCCGTGAAAGACGAGATGAGGCTCGCTCGTACGGCTCCCAAGCCGACAGCGACCTTTTCCGGTGTAGGACGTACGTCGGCGAAGCTGACAGCAACACTGCCGCTTACCGGTGCTCTGACCCCAACCGGGGACATGATCATCGATATACAAGCGACGGTACCTGTCGGCGCCACAACGGCGACGGTGGAAGACTGGCTCACTGCACTTGGCGTCTTTGTAGGTAGCGCCAGTTTCAAGTCCCATGTCAACGCTCAGAAAATCAGCTACTAAGATATTTCGTAGCTGGTTCCTGGTGCGGCAATCAGGAATGGCACATAAAGTGCTCTTCTGGTTGTCGCTGACGGTCTTGGTTTTATCCACGGCCGTTAGTTGGCTCCTGCTCTACAGCTTGATGTTGATATAAGCTGTGAAGTAGGATTGAGGATTGTGCAGAAGGTCCGATTTGCATTTCGCTTGTCGGATATCTACCCTTTTTGGAGATCGTGATGAAATCCAATGAGCTTCGTCTTTTGCAAACGTTGCAAATGAAGCTTCGTGGTGACGCTTTTCGTACTTATACGAGTGTCATGCACGAGTTGTTCCAGCACCATGAGTCTTATGATTTTGTTAGAGAGCTATCTGGTCATTTTCGATCAGGTGCTTTCGACAAGGCTTTAAGACTTGCTGATTCGTTATCGGAACAGAAGTACACCGATGCGACGACTCATTTTGTCGCGAATCAGTTCGCTTTGCTGATACGGAAATATCCATGGGACCCCCGGGTCGTTAAAACTGATCCGGAAGCTATGGCTATTAAGACGTTCTTGCGATCGGAGAGGAAATGTTATCTCCTAAACAAGAAATTTCGTCTATACGATACTTTTCGTAGCCCGAATGAGATCCTTCTCTCAAGAATGCGCTCTTTTATCCAAAAAGTTATTGGAGCAGAGCCTCCTCTTGATCAGGTCCTCGACAGCACGGCTTTTGGTGCAGGCGCTTCTCTCGGTATTCACGGCAATGCCACGAATTTGTCCAGGAAAATCCTGGCTAAGACGTGGACCGTGACACCGGGCGCCGCTATATACGGATATTGGGCAGTGATGCGTAACCCTCACCTCGCGGATTGTTTGCGCGAAAGAAAGGGCGAAGTCTTCTGCCACGATGTTGAGGTCTCGAAAACGAGATTTTGGCAGCGTATCCGTACCGTTCGGAATAACAAAATAACTTTCGTCCCTAAGACTGCTAAAACGCATCGCGCGATAGCGGTCGAGCCGTTGCTAAATGGTCTTGTACAGAAAGGTGCCGACCTCTTCATGCGGAAACGTCTGAAGAGAATCGGTGTTGATTTGAGCGACCAAAGCAAGAATCAAAGGTTGGCCCATCTCGGGTCTATCGATGATTCCGACACTTCGTTCGTGACTATAGATCTGTCTAGTGCATCGGACAGTATATCCTGCGGTCTCGTACGGAGCGTACTCCCCCCTGGTTGGTTTGAATTTCTTAATTCAATCAGGTCACCTTGTTTCGAGCTTGAGGGTAAGCAATATACTTACTCCAAGTTTTGCTCGATGGGGAACGGCTTCTGTTTTCCACTGGAATCTCTGTTGTTCGCGGCTTGTTGTCACGCTGTCGGCTGTGGCGTTCCCGGGACTGATTTCTCAGTCTACGGAGACGACATAATCGTGCGTAAGCAATTCGCCGGTGACGTCCTTAGGTCACTTAAGATCTTGGGATTTACCCCGAATGCGAACAAAACCTTCTTAGAAGGGTCCTTTAGAGAGTCTTGTGGTTCAGACTGGTTTAATGGTAAGGACGTTCGTCCATACACACTTGATTATGCTCTCGATTCACTCGAGAATGTTTTCAAGTGGCTCAACCTTACGCGAAGAAACGATTATACTTCTCGTTTCTTTGACGGGTCTTATTCTTCTATTTTGGATAAGATCCCAACTCGATTCCAATTTGTCAGGCCCCATAAAGGGGATCCTGACACTGGGATCGATGCGTTTGGAAGTGAGTACCTTACTTCTCCTAATTGCTACTTCGACCGAAGGAAGCAGTTTTGGAGATGCAAGGCACTTAGGCACACAGGCGTACTCGATAGAGTATCTTGTGAGCCAGCTAATCGACATAGTTCTGTCGATATGTATGCACTGCTTAGTGGTGCGAAATCCAAGCATTACGACGTAGTGTTTACTGTTCGTCGAAAGACGAGGACGACTATAACCTTCACTGGTTGTAGCGGAGCCACAAGTATGTGGCTCCCCAGGATCTGACCTTGGTAGGTCGACCTGGTTAACCGATTGGTCCGCTAAGTAGCCGGCCTTTACGGTTTTATGGGGTGGTTGTTGGGCGTTCTCCCGGTTGGTATTCCCTTCATAGGGCTACCGATCGGGGTATGCGCCCAACTCACACTTAAAC